TACGGCGGTGCTCCGTCGCCTCAGTCTTTGGCAGGTGCACCTCAAGGACCCCCTCCTTGAACTCGGCGGTCGCCTTGTCGAGGCCGTAGACCAAGACTGTGTCAAGGTCCATCTAGTGCGGGGTTCACGAAGATACCCTCTCAAAGGCTCACGCCCTCGAGAGAAGACATTTTCGTAACCAAATAGTACAGGATACCGATTTAAATATCGGAACTGTACCTTGGTTCCCGCTTTTGCGTAGGCGCTTAGCAAAACACCAAAGGTGTCTCGCTTAGTCTCCACAGGTTTCATAGAAACTTGTAGATACATTCGCCCTTCCAGACCATCTCGGACACGCCGTTTCTCAGGACATTCTTCGTATGAACGAATAACGCTTGAGTCACCAGCATGAACGGGACCTCCTGTCTTCCGCCAATAACGTGGAAGGCTTTTTACAAGAGAGAGCCAGATAGGCTTGAACTGGATGTCACAGAAAGCTTCACCATTAATACGTCGGCTCCACAGCCGAAGTTTATTGGCAACCTGAAGATTCGTAGGAATTTTGTCCTTCGAACCTTTCAAGTAAAAGGGTCTAACATTAGATCCTTTGAAGTAATCATGACCGCAAGATTCGAAAAAGTTTCCTGCCAAGAAACTCTTCGAAGTGTTCACTTTGAACCCTAGAAAGTCCAAAGCATCGATAAGCGATTGTGCATGTTCTTGTGGGACGATAATATCATCTCCAAAAACACTGCACTCGTCCAGGCGTTCTCTAGGAATTATGGTTTTACAAAGAGCCCAAAACACAAGTGTTTCGAGTTCGAACGTATAACCGTTACCCATAGAGGACCACTTTTCGAGTTCATGAACACTACCATCAGGTAGTGAAACTCGATGTGACCGAGAAAGGTACAATAACTCGTACCAGTCATCGGGAAAGTACTGGACAATCAACTCTGTTGAAAGGGAATCACTAGCAGCTGAGAGATCTATGGTCGCAAGTTTACGATCATAGGCCTTAGAAGCTAAATTCCTGTTTCTTTCTTGAGAGTTTATATCGATTCCAAATTTGTTAAGCCGATGTCTGATATAGGCACCAATCCCTTTCTGAACATACATGTTCAGAGTGGGTTCAATGCATATACCTCGATCGGTTTTAGCAGACTTGGGAACAGTTGTGAACTTACTACCGCTAACTATAGTATGTTGCCCTTTTGGGATAGAATCCCACCAGAGGTCACCTATTATAGATTTTACAAACGGTATAAGTTCGTAGGTCAAGTGTAGCTCTTTATCGTATTTATCTGATGAAGTGCTACCCGTACCCCGCACGCCAGTGCTGGCACCAGGACCAAAGGAAAATCGACGCTCGATAAACTCGAGTGCCGTCTGATCCAATGGACCTAAGATGTTTCGAACATTTCTCTGATACTGGTAGTACCAGGAAGGAGTGTTTGTTCGAAGCCTCTCATTGGTGTTCTCACACTGGATCTCACTGTCAATAAAGGCAGCGAGAG